GGAAAGCAGAGAGCTGAACCCATAGACGCGTATTTAGCAAGACGGATGGTCTTATTCAGGCCACCGTACTCGCTAGATACATCAGCCTTCCGGGACCTTGTAGCATCAAGCGCTTCCCGAAGGAAGCGATGATTCTTAACAAGGAGCCGTACATGCTGATTCGAGACTCTGTCCGAAGCTTCACTCAAATCGAGTGTCGCGAGTTTTCCGAACACGGAACCCTCTCGCGCGAGCCGTTGATTGGGCTCTTGCGATTCGAACAGTACGAATTTGCGCGCATGGTCATTGCGCGCAAACTCTTGCACGATCACCTCGAGAACCCCCTGTTGCATATACTGCATACAGGTTGGTTCCAGGGCGATAATGCGCGGAGTCTTGAGCGTTTTAGGAACGGTGATGACCTTGACGGGCATCTCCTTTCCAGGTTCATTGATGGTAACGCGGTTCGTCCTCTCAATGAAGGACTCACTTGGAACCAAGTGCTCCCAGTGTGGGAACAGATGTTCCAAGCGCCGCGTCCACACAACCTGATCATACTTCGCGTTGCCGTAAAGATGATCAGCAGTGGCGCCGGGGCCATGCCTGGGACGTACGGACTCGTTGTAGATACGAGAATCTACACGCGAGAACAGTTCAGCCCAGAGCAATCTCCCGATTCTCCCGAAATCTTCGAAGTTATTCACTTTCGAGGAGATAAGGTCTGAATCGGACCGACGTACCTCAAGTTCACACTTGAGATACCGAATAACCGCCTTGTAAGCTCTCCGAGGAGAGCAAGCAAGGTCAATCTTGCTCCACATCAGTGAAAACTGACGAACAGCATAGATTGATTGGATACACGGGTTCTCAAGCAATCGACCCGTCTTTCGATCGAACACACGGTCAAGGAAACCTCCAAGGAATTGGGGGAGACCCCTGTGATACTGGAAACCAGTAAAACAGTCAGGACCGACAAAACCTTGGTCTAGACTTTTTTGGAAGTCTTCGCCAAAGTTTGCCAGGGTTATCGTAAGAAACGATAACCCCTCGTGTTCGATGCGACGCGTGACCGTCTTATAATCACGCGTGGTGCTAGTGCCGCATCTGATCCCCAAATCAATGAGGATCGGTTGCACGAGTGCGATCGGGCTTTTCATTGCTCCTAGGCCTTTCGCTTAGGTAAACAATCCTCAGCCAGATCGATTACCAGCGAGACCAGTCAGTTCTCGCCACCCAGCAACTGGGTGACCCTAGCCCCACTCGAAGCAGATAGGTATGCCACAAGGGCATCCACTACCTGCTTAGCCTCAGTAGTCGTGTACCCGTTCACAGGTGTGTCGACAACGATGTACGAAGACATCGAAACCTTCACATTCTGATTCGGAATAAACGGATCTGCTGAGATTTTCGAGGAGGTCAATCGCAGCGTTCTCCTGGTTCGCCGCCCATAGGCGTGCGAAACAGAGAGACTGGTAAGACCATCGGCGCTTTGAAAAGAGCCGGTGTTCTGACCAGATCCTACTCTCGGAAGAGAGATAGGAACCGCATTGATTGTGACTGATTGTGGGTCGGCATACGACATGGCAACACTCCTACAACTAGTTTGTACGGCTAAGCCCTGTTTGAGCCTGCCGGCTTAGACTCTTAATCAGAGAGTCTAAGACTATTGGACCCCTTGGTTATGCCAAGAGCGCCCAATATGGCCCAACGTCTCGGTGATAAATTAGAGACATTGACGCCAAATCCATACGGTGTTGCCCTGGTACGTTTCTTCGAATATTGTGTAAACGAAGAAATAACCGGAGGCAAAGGATCAAGGGTATAAGAACCCCTGAGCCCCGTTACGGTACGAGTACGTGTAGCACGGGTCTCGTGCATGATGTATCCGTATCGTAAAACAGTGCTGTCTTGACTAAGCCAGCTAATATTCTGGACGATCTGTCCAAAATTGCTGAACCAGTCAACCAGCCAGGACCAAGGTGTGAGTTCCCAGACGAGATCAGGAGTAATCCTGGTCCCAAGCAGGTGATTAGCCTGCTGCTCAAACCTTTCCATATTACTGAGAAGTGAATCCATCTCAGCAACGTGGTAGGTATAAGCTCCTGAGAACCATACCCTATCGTGGAATTCATCCACGATAGTCAGCCTACCATTCTCGACCATTGGGTAAGCTCCTGAATAGAGCCTGGGATAAACGATCCCGGATCCACCAGAACTTACTACCTCTGATCGAGTTTGGTCCGCGAGGACGCGCCGACGGCGGACATTACGTCCACCGTCACGTCTGTATTGAGCGAGAAGTTTATTCCCCTCAATAACAGCGTTGGCAAATTTGGTAAGATCCCCAATAAAGGGTTTCACACCAAACTCTCGGTTGAGGTACTCCTCCGACACACTTGTCGGATTGAGTCCTGACTTCCGAGCAATTGTCCCAGTGAGCCTAGGAATTCCTTCCCTAAGTTCACCGAGAAATTGTGCTAGCCCGGCCTCAGGTGCAGTAGGAATAGTGGCATTAATCGCTGCTGTCCCATCCTTAGTAATTTGATTACTAGAAGGAACAGTAAGCGTTGCACCCACATTCCCGGTAACTACAGGCTGCATGCAGCCAGTGTACCGGAGCGTGCCAGAATTACTGGCAAGCTTGAATGTGAACGAGACGGATGAGCCTGTACTTTGCCCCGTAAACGGGACGTCGTGAAAGCTCTTCTGGGTGGAGAATTCATGGCCTGTATCGAATCTTCTTCGATACTCGGACCACATATTCTTCCCCAGATCCGCTCCACTAAGCATACTGTACTCGTCTTCTCCGGCCTGTTGAATATCAACACCCTTCTTACTACGATAAGACGTAGTAGTCTGGCCGCCGGAGTAAGACTGATCGTTAAACGACTCTACCACTACCCCATTGAAGTAGGTTTTACCAACCAACTTCGTCGGAGCAATGGCACGAGTCTGAGTAACGATCGGCATTGGTCCTCCTTCCGTATGGACAGCGTACCGGTTTGGGTTGATAAGACCCACCGGTAAGTGCACTAAGTGCTTGTGGCACATGCACCGGAGGCCCCCTAGTGGGG